CGGTGCCGGTCGAGCCCGTGCCGGGGATGACGGCGGCAACCACGTTGGCGAGCCGTACGGGCAGCACCACGCAGTGCACCGCCAGCACCTGGTTGTCGGTCGGCGAGCTGGCAAGCCCGCCGCTGACGAAGCCGAGCACGCGGTCGCCGACGTCGATCACTTCTTGGCCTTGCCGATGTTCGGGTACTTGGCCTTCACCTTCGCCCGCACCTGGGCCTTCTCGGCGCTCGTGCCGTGCTGCGCCACGCGAGCGAGCGCGTTGCGGGCGTGGGCGGCGTCGTTGATCGGGTAGCTGCCGGCGCCCTTGCCGCCTGGTCCCTCGCCCTTACCAGGCAGGGCGAAGCTCGAGCTGGGCATCCGTTTGCGGGCTGACGCTTTCAGAACTGCCATCGGTTCCTCCTACGGTTGTGGTCGCGGCGCCGGCATGGCCGACGGCTTCGGCGGGGCGTAGCCGACGCCGCCCGGTGGCAGCGTGCCGCCCGGCTGCTGGGCCCCCTGCATGACCGCCGGTCCGCTGGGCGGGCCAACGCCGGCACCGTTCGGTGCCTGGGCGAGCGCACCCAGGTCGGGCACCGTCCCCGGCGCGCCTTCAAACACGCCGGGGGCGGGCGTCGAGCCCGGCTGGCCAGGGAGGACGCCAGCCATGGCCCGCTGCTGCATCTCCTGCGCCTTCTGCAGCAGGTCGCCCCGACCGGCCAGCATGAAGACCTGCGCCATCAGGAGCTGCTTGTACTGGGGGCTGGCGCGGATCTCGTCGCGCGCAATCGACCGCCTGATCTCGTCCGGGTTGTCGCCCATGAAGGTGATCGCCTCGTCCTTGCCGAAGGTGCCCGCGGCCAGCCGCTCGTGGGCGTAGCGCGCCTGGATCATCTCGTCGGTCGGGAGCTGGGCCTGGACCTCCCACTCGGCGTGCATGGGCCGCTCGAGGTCTTTGGGACCAAAGCCGATGTAGGTCGCCTGCGCCTGCGCGTCGCCCATCTCGGTCGTGCCCGCGAATACCCAGACCTTCTCCTGCGCCCTGTCCTTGACCAGCGCCCAGAGCTTGGTGGTCTGGCCGAGCAGGAGCGCCTCGAGCCCGTGGCGGACCGGGCCCACGCGCGTGCGTGTAAAGGAGAGGATCTGGCTGATGGCGAAGCCGGCGCCCTCCATGCCCGACAGCGTGGTCACCCGCGGCGACTCGAGGTCCTTGATCGCCTGGTCGACCAGGCTCATGTGCTTCTCGAGCGTGGCCGCGTCGGCGTACTCGATGCGCGTGAGCTGGCGACCTGGCGGGAGGTTCAGGATCTCGCCCGGGTGCAGGGCCAGGTCCGACTGCTCCCGCGGCAGGCCGTCGCCCGTGCCGACCGGTGTGGCCGGCGCGTCGCCGTAGGTCACCAGCGGGCTGAGCAGGTCGCGCGCCACGTACTGGGCGTGCATCGCCCGCAGGTACGAGCGGTACTTGACCAGCCACTGCTTGGTGCGGCCGATGCCCCAGCCGACCTTGCGGTTGCGCCAGTGGCTCATGGAAAGCCCGGGCGCGTAGTCGTAGGGCACGCCGAACGGGTACTTGTGCTTGAACTGCTTGACGATCTGGCCGGTCAGGTTGCCGCGGTAGTTGCGGCCGGCGATCAGGTAGGTGACCCAGGTCTCGTCCCAGTGCTCGAGGAACTCGACCGTCGTCAGCGGCGAGCGGTCGGCGCCCGACCAGTCGTCGAAGGGCTGGGTCGGCGCGCCCAGCTCCTCGGGCACGATGTTGCCGTCGCTGTCCCGCGCCAGGCGGTACTTGCGGAAGGCCGAGCGGAGCGTCATCTCGGTCGCCTCGATGACCTCCTCCAGCTCGCCGCCCGACCGCTGCGGGTAGACCGTGCGCGGGTCGACGTAGCACCACACGAAGGGCGGACCGGCAGCCTTCTTGGCCTCCTCGGTCATCTTGTCGTAGTTGCGGTAGTCGTCGTCGGTCGCGTCCGCGCCCGGTCGGTCGATGGCGTAGCGGCTGGCCCACAGATCGGCAGCCCAGAGCAGCTTGGCCCAGCCGCCGCCGTCGTTCAGGCACGCGTCGGTGACCTGGCTCATGGTGTCGAAGCCGGCGCCCCTGGTGCCGCACTGCCAGAGGACGTTCTCGGTCCAGTGCTCGAGCTTCGAGGCGACCGTCTGGGCGGTGTCGCCCTCGCCGCCGACGATGCTCAGCTTGGGGCGGTCGAGCGTGAGGATGGCGGTCTGCTGGAACGCCTCCTCGGTGATGTCCGGGTCGCGCGGGTCGACGTTGACCAGGATGTAGCGGTGGTCGGCCTCGGACATGGCCGGCGTCCGCATCTCGCGGATGCCGCGCGCCTCGTCGATGTCCAGGTCCTGCTGGTGGAAGTTGTCGCGCAGCTCGACCAGCAGGTCGAGCACGTACCGACTGTCGGGTGCCTTCAGCTCAGGATCTGAGGCCAAGAACGTCCCCCGCTGGGCGTGAATCGGACGCCCTGCGGGGAAGCGTCGCGCGTAGTCTAACGCGCGAAAGCGTAGCTGGATACGGAGCTGGGCGAACTCTCGCGCTGCGCCGCCAGGTTGGCCAGGCCGAGGGCGATCACGGTGTCGTCGTGCTGGCCCTGGGGCGCGGCGTAGCGCATCACGCCCGAGGGCAGCGTGGTCGCCTCGAAGGCGAGCAGCTCGCCCGTCTGCACCTCGTCCTCGAGCAGCGTCAGCGAACCGTGCTCGATGGCGAGCGCGAGCGCCTGGACCATGGCTGCCTTGACCGCGTTCGTGCTCGTCCAGGCCCAGACCGGCAGCGGTGGCCGCGGTGGTCCGACCAGGCGCTGGTAGCCCTGCTGCAGGCGCTCGACCAGCGGTCTGCCCATGGCGTTGGCCTCGGCCACGATCAGCCGCGGGTGGTAGACCTGGGCCCAGCCGTGCAGGCGCTCGGACTGCAGCTCGTAGTCGACCTGGCTGAAGCGGTCGAGCGCGACCTGCTCGAGCGTCGAGGCGTCGACGATGGAGAACACGGTAAAGTCCGCCGAGCGCGCCCAGTCGACGCCGATCACGTAGTCGTGGCCCACCGACGGCCCCCGCGGCTCGAGCCGTGACACCGCCGTGACACCGCGGAAGACACCGCCGCCCTGCTCCTGCAGGAACTGGGCGAGGAACTCCTGGGCGAAGACGCGCTCGGGCAGGTCGAGCTTCGCCGCCTCGATCTCGTGCTCGCTGATGAACGGGTTGACGCTGGTCGGCATCTGCCAGCTCATCCAGTCCGCGCGCAGCGGGTCACGGCCGCGCTGCCACAACTCCCAGAAGTGGTTCAGGCCACGCGGCGTGGACATGAACCAGGCCGAGCCGACCAGGTCGGCAAGCGTCGGCCGCAGCGCGAGCTGCCAGATGTCGAGCATGTCGCGCACCATGGCCGCCTCGTCGATCACGATCAGCCCGTACTTGCGCCCGCGGGCCGGGTTGGGATCGTCGAGCGACCAGCACTCGACCACGCCGCCGCCGACCAGCTCGAGCCGATGGTCCTGCTCGCTCTTGGCGAGCGTGACCGGCACCAGGGCGTTGCGGATGTCGCGCCAGAACTCGGCCAGCAGCTTGTAGGTAGGCGCGAAGTAGCCGACCGGCTGCTGGTGCCGAAGGGCGTGCGTCGCCAGCAGGTGCTGGGCGAGCGTGGACTTGCCCGCGCGCCGACCGAGCGAGACGACGTTGAAGCGGCGCGCCTCGCCCAGGATCTGCCCCTGGGCCGCGTGCGGCTTGGGCAGGACGACGCGCGAGCGCGGCACCTACCGCAGCTCGAGGTGCATCTCGTCGTCGGGGAAGCTGTCGCGCCAGAGCGCGCCCGCCTGGTAGCAGAGGCGCAGCATGGCGAGAAGCGTGGCGTTCACCGACTCCTCGGTGGGCGGCACGTCGCAGTGGTGCAGGTGGTGGTCGAAGCCGTCCAGGGCGATGTTGGTGATCAGCCGCTGCGCCTTCTCGAAGTCACGCGGCGGCGCCTGGATCACCCTGAGCATCAGGCGTCGTGCTCGACCACGCGCCCGCGGTCGACGAACTCGATCTCGACGATCATGCGCCCGTCCTGCTCGATGCGTTCGATGGCCTTGTGCCCGGTGCGGTCGAGGATGTCCTTGCTGGCAGCCAGGGCGATCATGCCGTTGCGGTGGTTGATCAGCTCGGCCATCTTGCGCGCCGCCGGGTACGCCTGGCTGATCAGGTACATGGCTGCCTTCTCACGCACCTGACGCGAGGCGCCACCGTGCGTGTAGCAGACCGTGCCGCCCCTGATCGCCGCCTTCCGACATGGCTGGCCGTTGGTACGGCGAGCATGACAGACGCCGTTTCTCGATACGTCTAGCCCTTCCATGCCTTCCGTGCCGCCTTGCGCCTGGCCTTCGTGCGCTCGAGTGTAGCCTGATAGCCGCCCGACTGTGCCAGCAGCCGCCGCGCCTCCTCGAGCGCGCCCTTGTAGAACTGCGCCGGCCCGTAGGCGGCGTGCTCGCACAACCACAGGCCGTCGCTCACCTGGAGCCACTCGCAGCCGCACTTCGGCCGACTGCGTGGCGCCGCCGTCCTACCCTTCATGCGCCGCCCGCCAGGTCCTGGTCGCGGTGCCCACGCGCTCGGTCTTCGAGGTCATGTCGCACACATGGCCGTGCTGCCACTTCTCGCCGCACTCGAGGCAGTCGCCGTGCTGGCCGTGGCAGGTGAAGTCGTCGGCCCGCACGCGCTCGACGATCTCCGCGACACGATCCTGCAGCGTCGTCTCCCAGGACAGCGTCTCCTCGCCGTCCAGGCGAAACACGTTCAGCTTGCGGCTCATCTTGCCCAGCACCCAGTACTCGAAGTGGGGCCAGATGCCGTACAGGTCGTGCACCGCCCACGAGTAGAGCACGGGCTGCCACCTGAGCTTCCGCACCCTGTCCTCGCCCCAGTCGCCCATGCTGGTCTTCAGGTCTCTAACCACCCACTCGCCCTCGCGGTCGATGGTGATCAGGTCTATGGCACCAATGGTCGGCGCATCCCAGGCGGCGGTCGTGTCGAGGCTGAAGACGTACTCGGCCTTGCCCTGCCAGCCAGCGTCCACCACCTGCTCGATCAGGTCCAGGCCGACGCCGGTCAGGCCGAGGCGGTCGTGCAGGTAGTACTCCTCCTTCATCGCCCGCCAGACCGAGCGGAAGCTGGCGTACGGGTCGGCGCCGTTGGCGTACGCCTCCATCGCCTGGTGCACCGCCGAGCCGAACAGGACCCCCTCGCTCGGCTCGGCCGGGTCGGTACCCCACACGTAGCGCGCCGCGAACGTGGTCGGGCACAGGCCCCAGGTCGTGAACCTGGTGGCCGACCAGTGCTCCATCTTCATGCCGCGTAACCGCACTCGTTGAGCCGCTTGATGTACGCCCCCAGGCGGTAACCGTCAGGCGAACGCCGGATGTCGTCCAGCGTCCTTGCCTGGCTGATATCGATGGGCGCCACGCCGGCAGCTCTCAACTTCTCGACCTCACGCCGCATCTTCCTGGCGGTCTTCTTCCTCAGCTTCACAATCGCATCCTCCCGTACTTCACACGCTGCGCCTCGATCACCCACTGCCGTGGCGCATCCTCAGTGGCAATCTGGTGCCAGCTCCCGTCGATGGGGTCCTCGACGTACATCCAGCCGAACTGTCTCGCCCAACGCACCCGGAAGGGCCAGATCCTGATCTTGGGCCAGCTCACCTCTTCACTCTTCACCTCTTCATTCCTAGGGTTTGAAGAGGTGAAGAGCTGTTCCGAACATGTTCCGAACACCTCAGTCATCGTCGTCGAGCCTGACCTGTGTCTGGTAATAGGCGTACGCCTTGCCCTCCTGAACGCGCACGACCGCGCCGTCCCTGACGAGCGCCACCAGGCGTCGATTGCAGGTTGAGACGGGCAGGCTGGTCTGCTCGGCGATGGCCTTGAGTGTGAGTGCCTGGTCGGGATCTTTCGGGATCACCGTCAGCAACGCGAGGTTCCCGGTCATGGCACTGATCGTGTCCTCGTCACCCTTGACGAAGTACGTGTAGGGCTCGTCGACACCCAGCTCGATCACGACCCGCTCGGGCGTCTCGCCCTCGAATCGACCGGTGCCCTCGAGCAGGCGCTGCCTGGTCGGCGCGGTCGGCCGCTCGTCCTCGGCGCGGTACTTGCTCAGGTGCAGGATCACGTCGACCACGCCCGCGTACGCCGAACTGCCGCGACCTGAGTGGCCGACCTCGCCGCCCGACTTGCGGTCGTGGCGCACGACCAGCACCCCCAGTTCGTACAGGTGGGCCGCATCCTGCAGCGGGCCCAGGATCTCGATAGCCGTGCCGCTGTTGTTCTCGTTGTCGCCGCGCAGCCCCGACCACTGGGCGAGCGTGTCGATCACGAGCAGCCCAGCACCAGCATCCTTGGCGCGCTCGGCGATCTGGCGCACGAACTCCTTCCACGGCAGGTGGCGGTTCTCACCGTAGAAGGCAACGTCCAGCCCGTCCTCCAGGTCCTCAAGCCCGGCCTTCCTGATCGTCGGTCGAATGCTGTTCCAGCTCTGCTCGGTGCAGTACACGACCTTCGCCTGGGTGGTCGGCTTGTCGAGGAACGGCTCACCCGTCACGATGCAGCGCGTCATCGACAGCGCGAACGTCGACTTGCCCGCATCCTTGGCGTAGCCGTCGATCTCGGTCAGCAGGCCGGGCCCGACCAGGCCAGGGCAGAACCACTTGGTCTCTTCGGCGATGCGCGTCTTCAGGTCGCTGATGCTCCACACGCGGACCACCTTTTCACTCTTCACCTCTCCATTCCCTAGGGTTTGGTGTGGTGAAGAGGTGCCGTAGATCCGCGTGGCCTCGCCGACGCGCAGCGGTTCGTTCTCGGCGCGGGCCAACGCCTCGAGCGCGAGCTGCTCGTACCTGATGTCGCGGTCCGAGCGGTCCGAGTACTTGTTCCAGCCCAGCTCGGCGTCGCGCTCCTCGAGACAGGCGATGATCGTCGCCAGCGAAGCGCCCGCCTTCGCCAGCTCACCGGCGATGGCGACCAGGCCGCGCGAGCGGTCGAGCGGCAGCCCGTTGACACCGATGAGCGTGCCCGACCAGGCGCGCTGGTCGAGGCGGTCGATCAGCTCCTCAAGCTCCTCCCCACTCTGCACCGAACCCCTCTCCCCCGTCTCCGCGGTGCGTCCTTTTGGGCGGGCGCGGAGCATCTCGCACGACCAGCCTGGCGCCATGGCGAGCGGCACGTCGTCGATCACCCACAGGTAGTGCGCGCCGCTCTGGTGGAGCGATGGTGGCATGATGGCATAGCCCGCCGACAGGATGTCGTACTGGTCGGGCTTGCACAGGCGCGTGGTGACCAGTCCGTCGGGCCGACGGTACAGGTGGTGGGTGTGGCCGTTGCCGCCGCCCGAGGCGAAGACGTGCGTCTTCGGCATGCCCTGCTCGAGGAACTTGCGCTGCCACTCGGGCGAGTCGGGCGCGATGTCGACCAGCCCGCTGGCTGCCAGGTCCAGGCCGATGTTGGCCTGGGGCCAGAGGTCCCACCAGTGGGCGATCAGCTCGGGGTCGCGCGAGGCGTCCTTCAGCCCGTTGCGGGTTCTCGGGTGCTTGCCGACCTCGCGCTCGTCGTGGTCGCGGCGGCAGTCGCAGCCGGCCGGGTACGCCGTGCTCTTCTCGACCGGCGTGTGCAGGGGCAGCACCGGCCCGTACTCGTAGGCGTAGGCCAGTGCAGCCGACAGCGGCGTCGTGGTATTGTGCGTCACAGGAAACTCCTTTCCAACGGGGACCCTCCGTCGACCAGGCCTTTAGCGGGGTGGGGCTCGACGCGGGGGTTTCTGTTTTACTCCAACTCGGCGAGGATGCGCTCTTCGTCTGAGGGGCGCCAGACATCCCAGTTCGGGAGCGTGCGACCCCAGCGCTTCTGGTGGCGGCTGAGACGGCCGTCGTCGGTCTTCAGCTCGCGGTAGAGGACCACGCCATCGCGCGCCAGGACCAGGTCGGGCCAGCCGTGGCTGTCCAGGTGGTCGCTGTTGCGGAGGGTGTGCACGCCCATGGTCACATCGTCCGAACGCAGGATGTGGAAGGCACACCAGCCGCCGCGCTCGGCCACGCGCAGCACCCAGTCCTGAAACTCGGGCTCGGTGACGGCATGGAGGAGGATGCGCCTACCGTCGGATGTGCTTCGCGCCATCTTTCCGGTAGATCATGTAGGTCGAGCCGTTCGAGTAGGCCGAAAGCTGA